GTTGTCAGGGTCTTGACGTTGTTGTCTTCCGTGACGGTAGACTAGCTCTTCTGAGATTTGTTGAAGGGCCAGCCTAGGATCATGCAGATCATCGGCGAAGTGGCTAACACGGCCACGCCTACAGGGCAGATATGGACCTTCATAGATTTGGAGGTCGATATCGTCTGTGGGCTCGTCGTCTGCTGAGATCATGTCACAGTCGTCATTCGGAGTAAGGGATCCGGGAGTGGTGTGGAGCCTCTCGGGCCGGGCACGAAGCCCGAGCACGAAGTTGCTAGTCAACCATATACGTTCGACGGTCAGTGACCGGTTAACGTTGATGAGAGACTTATAGCTGGAGGCACTCCATATCCGAATATTGTGTTGAACGGCTTGCTTTGAAAAGAACTTGCCGTCATCCACGTCAAAGAGGTCGAGAAGTGGTGCATGCAGAAAAGCGGCGAAAACAAGTTTGCCATAAAAGTTCTGCCCCCGCTCGAATTCGGGGTCGTCACGATGGAAGAGTTGAGTGAAGTTCTTTAGACGTCCGCCCATGATGTACTGGTGTAACCGGAAGGGTTCACGAGCACGAACACGGGCGGGTGTCCTAGGGACATCACCGCTCTCCATTGCATTGAATATGCTTGTGGCTATCTGTCGGTCTAGAGAAGAAGGACCAATACAATAGCCACTGACGTTAAGGTCACCATTGACACTAATTGACGGGAACCCAAGACCACCATAGGATTCAGGAATAAACCAAGGCACTTTTACTGTCTCGAGAATAGGGCGCCAATACTTAAGGATCAGGCGGTAGTATGTCAGTCGTGAGTGGGAGGGTGCCCGGTTCAGGCAGTCATGTACAAATGTACCGACGGCTACATCGTTAAAAGAACGTGTGCCGAAGACTGCTTCATCACGGACCTCTCGCTCAGGCCCCGGTAACTGCTTTAAGGGTGCTGCGCCGAAGCGGCAGCGTAACTGATTAATCCAGGTAAGGGTACTCATGTTGACGGCACGTCGAAACGTTTCGTCACCAGAGTCCCACAAACTGGGTAGCAGTTTCCTCCACGTAAGTGGGCAGCCAATGCCAAGAGGCATCAGGTCGACATCGTCAAAGCAACGATAAAGACTATCCGGGGGACCAGAACGGCCACGGTTTGTGGCAAAAGGGGACATGGGAAAGTAGTTAACCCGCGTCAATCCCATTCTGGTGTGGCCATCGACTACGACATTTGCGGCGCGGAACATGACGGAATTGATAACCGCCACCTCACGCGACTGAAAGGTCTTCCCGACCGAAAGTTCGAAGGAGAAGTATTTACATACGTCTTCAAAGAATCGGAGGGGGGACCGACAGAAGCGGGGGGTGTGGCTACGAATCCATCGTCCACGCCAAAGATTGTCATCGCCATTGATCATCATGGGCGCATCCTTCAAAGTAAAGGATCTTCGGAACTGGCACTCAAGGGCCCAACGACATAAGGCTCCGTTCACAAGGCAGAGCACGGGGAATGAAGTTATGGAACCCATCAATTGACCTTCCTCTTGGTGTACAACCTCACCGGTAGTCGGATTTTCGATCCGATTCCCGATAAGGTTATCCATCATAAGGATATAGGTTAAATCATCGATGAGTC